TGGTGAAATGCAACAAGACAATACTTTTATGATTTTCAAAAACGGTACTCTAGCAGATGATGGTTATAACCTGCAAGCAGGTAATGTTTTTGGGTCCGGATATGCTGTTGTAAACTATGATGTAGATAATGCTTCCACCCCAATGACAATGAAAATAATGTACGCAGGATTTCCCGGTGGTACAGGTCTAGTAACTTATGGGTTGGCAATTCGTAGTGCATCTACAACTGCATATACCCTTCATATTAATAGATCAGTAAATGGTGGTGCTACTGGATCAGGTAATGAAAACGGTGTGTCTATTGGGATAATTCAGGAGATCACTCAGTAAGTTATGAGGTAAACAAATGAAAATATTTGATATAACAGATGCTTTAAAGATTCTTGCTCCCCAAGCAAGATGGGCTCATAGAGGACAAGGATACGATGGACTAGAGTGGTTAGAGACTACTCCACCTCCGTCTAGAGAAGAAATAGATGCTGAGATACTAAGACTTCAGACTGAATATGATAGTATTGAATATCAAAGAAAGCGAAAAGCCGAGTATCCTAGTTTTGCAGATCAATTTGATTTACTCTATCACGGTGGGTACGATGCTTGGAAAGCATCTATTGAAGAAATAAAAATTAAATATCCTAAGCCCTGAGAACAGCTAGTTTTTTTCTTATTTTGTTAAACATAAATACTCCAAAGAATAAGGAGTAACAATGGCGTCACCAACTACCAGATCAGAATTCAAAGAATATTGCTTGCGCAAGCTAGGCAAACCTGTGATCGAAATTAACGTAGATGATGATCAAGTTGAAGACCGTATCGATGAAGCCCTTAAATATTACTGGGATTACCATTTCGACGGTACAGAGAGAATATACTACAAGCATCAAATTACTTCAAATAATATTACAGACAAGTATATTACTTTACCTGAAAATATTATCGGTGCTGTAAGAATTTTCAACATTGGTGATCCAATGGTTACAAATAATCTTTTTGATATCCGTTATCAAATTGCACTTAACGATCTATACACACTAACATCAGTGTCTATGATTCCCTACTACATGATGTTCCAGCACATACAGCTCCTTGAGCAGCTGCTTGTAGGACAACAACCAATTAGATACAACAGACATACTGACAAGCTGTATGTAGATATGGACTGGAATAAAGTTAATGTTGGAAATTATCTAATCGTTGAAGCCTACCAGGTACTAGATCCAGAGGTTTATACAGATGCGTGGTCTGATAGGTTTCTTTCTCGGTATGCAACAGCATTAATCAAAAAACAATGGGGATCCAACCTAACCAAATTTAGTGGTTTACAATTACCAGGCGGTGTTCAATTTAACGGCGACAAAATCTACAATGATGCTGTCAATGAGATTGAAGCAATGGAAAAGGATATGAGTACAAACTACTCTCTTCCAGCATATGACATGATTGGATAAGGGGTAACAAAATCGCCACCTCATTCTACTTTAATAATTTTGGTGCAAGCCAAGAACAACTACTGATTGAAAACCTAGTAGTTGAATCAATCCGTATGTACGGCCATGATTTATATTATCTTCCAAGAACCAGAGTAAATGATGATTTGATTTTAGGTGAAGAATCATACTCACAGTTTCTAAGCCATTATATGATTGAGATGTATATCAAGAATGTTGAAGGGTTTGCTGGTCAAGGTGACTTCCTATCCAAGTTTAACTTAGAGATTAGAGATCAGGTTACATTTACAGTAGCAAGAAGAACCTTCAATGATGAAGTTGGAGCATATACTTCATTCATACGACCAAGAGAAGGTGACCTGGTATACTTCCCTCTCAATAATAAACTCTTTGAAATTAAGTTTGTTGAGCACGAGGCAATATTCTATCAACTAGGATCTTTGCAAACGTTTGATATATCCTGTGAATTGTTTGAGTACAGTAATGAGATATTCAATACTGGTATATCTACAATTGATGATAAGCAAAGAGATCTTACATTTAATCTCACAGATTTTGCTATTAAGTTGGAGACAGGTCTAGCACTCGCAGATGAAGACGGATACGATCTTGTATTGGAATCATTTGGATTGGATACTCAGGATCCTATTTCAGATAATACTGAGTTTCAGTCTGAAGGGGATGGTATTTTAGACTTTAGTGAAATAGATCCTTTTAGTGAAGGAGTTTACTAATGTTTAATCAAGTATTCTATCACGACACAATTAAAAAATATGTTGTTCTTTTTGGAACGATATTTAATGACGTTTATATTTTAAAAGGTGATGGGACAGATACCACACAGACTATCAAAGTTCCAGTATCATATGGTCCAAAGCAAAAGTTTATTTCAAGACTAACTCAAGATCCAGATCTCACCAAACCAGTTGCTATTCAACTGCCTAGAATAGGGTTTGAGATGACGGACATGAGTTACGCATCTGAGCGTAAACTTCCTACAATAAACAAAATATCTGTTCAAGATCCAACGAATCCTAATAGATTAAGATATCAGTATATGCCTGTGCCGTATGATTTTAATTTTAGTCTTTACATTTTAGTTAAGAATGCAAATGATGGCACAAGGATCCTTGAGCAAATTCTTCCGTTCTTTACACCTGACTGGACTGCAACGTTGAATTTAGATTCATCAATGCAGCACAAGTATGACATTCCTATTGTACTGAATGATGTAAGCTCAGAGGATACTTACGAAGGCAACTTCATAGATAGAAGAGTTCTTACATGGACTCTTAACTTTACATTAAAAGGTTATATATTTGGACCTACACGTAAGTCTGAGCAAATCAAGACTTCTATTATCAATCTATATAATATAGATGTAGCTAAGTCTTTTACAACAGCTGTAGGAAACACTCAGCTTCAAGATGTGATCACAACCATTCCAGTTGTTGCTGGAAAAACGTTGAGTCAAATTGAAGCAGACGATGATTACACTTTTAGTCAGACGATAGAGCAATTTTATGAACAATGACCCAATAGGTGATGCTTTGAATATGAATCCTTTGCAACCATTACTAACCAGCTCTCAAAGAAAGTCGTTGGTACCAACAGACTACGAATATGCTCGTGGGAGTATGATCTCTGTTATCGAAAAAGGCGGTGAAGCACTCAATGACATGCTAAGTGTTGCTCAGCAAAGTCAGCAACCAAGAGCGTATGAGGTTGTTGCTACTCTTCTGAAAACTATAGCTGATACTAATAAAGATCTACTAGAGCTTCAAAAGAGACATAAAGATATAGAAAGTATGGATGGTCCACAGACGCCTCAGACAATTAACAATAACTTATTTGTTGGGTCAACTGCAGAGCTTCAAAAATTGATTAAACAACAAAATGAACAAGAATGAAATCTATCTTGGTAATAAGAATCTAAAACGTACTGATGTAAAGGTTGAATTTACCAGAGAAGAGATTCAAGAATATATTAAGTGTGCCAAGAGTGCTGAATACTTTATTGAGAATTATGTTAAGATTGTTAACGTCGATAAAGGTCTAATTCCTTTTGTACCTTATGATTATCAAAGAGATATTATAAGGTTAAATGAGAAAGAGCGTTTTGTTATTTGCAAGATGCCTCGTCAGGTTGGTAAGACAACAACTGTTGTTGGTATTCTCTTACATGCAGTATTGTTTAATGAACTGTATTCCGTTGCTATTCTTGCTAACAAGGAAGCACAAGCTCAAGAGATTCTAAGTAGAATCCAGCTTGCATATGAACATTTACCGAAGTGGCTGCAGCAAGGTGTTAAAGAGTGGAATAAAACATCTATTGAGCTTGAGAACGGCTCTACAATCTTAGCAAGCTCGACAGCTTCGAGTGCTATTCGTGGTACTTCTCAGAACTTTATTTACTTGGATGAGTTTGCATTCGTTCCAAACGGTATTCAAGAAACGTTCTTCTCTTCCGTTTACCCTACAATTTCATCAGGTACAACTACTAAAGTATTGATTACATCAACTCCTAACGGGTTGAATTTATTCTATAAGTTGTGGGTGGATAGTGAGAATGAACGTAATTCTTATAAGAGGATCGATGTTCATTGGTCTGAAGTTCCAGGCAGAGATGAGGCTTGGAAAGAAGAGACTATTAGAAATACTTCTAAAGAACAATTCAGGCAAGAGTTTGAGTGCGAGTTCCTTGGTTCATCTAATACATTAATCTCGCCCGAGGTGCTTAGAAGACTTGTTTACAAGCCGCCATTGAGCAATAATGAATACTTTAAGTTATTCTATGAACCCAGACAAATGGGATTATATATCATAATGGTGGATGTGTCAAGAGGGTTAGGTGGTGACTATTCAGCTTTTATTGTGTATGACATATCGGATGCACCGTACAAAGTTGTAGCAACATATAGAAACAACAACATATCACCGCTCCTATTTCCGGAAGTAATATATAATACAGCAGTGAAGTACTTTAACGCTCATGTTCTGATAGAAACGAATGATATTGGCCAGCAGGTTGCTGATATTCTACATGAAGAGTTGGAATATGAGAATATTGTTTATACATCAAAGAATCCAAAAGGTTCCGTAGAGGTATCTCAAGGATTTGGTGGTACAGCTGTTAAAGGATTGAGAACAACCAAGTCAACGAAGAAGATTGGATGCAACAACTTCAAGGCTTTGGTTGAGAATGATAAAGTGGAATTAAACGATATTGATTTAATTTCAGAACTATACAGATTTGTTAGCAATGGAAATACATACGAGGCTGAGGACGGTAATGATGACTTAGCAATGTGTGGTGTTTTATTTGGGTGGACGATGACTCAGCCATTCATTAAAGAGATAACGAATTTAGATATCAGACGCAGGCTTGTTGATGAGAAACAAAGAATGCTTGATGAGGAGATAACTCCTTTTGGTATCATATATGATGGTCAGTCA